CTGGTACCGGCGTTGACACTCAGTCCGCTGAAGGTTGGAAGATCACTGGCCCGACTTTTGGTTCTGATGACCCGTCTGTAAGCCGTAAGATGCCGGAAATCGGCCTTATGCTCAGCCGTCAGTCCATTGTTGCTAAGAGCCGTAAGCTCGCTGCTTCCTTCTCTCTCGAATCCGCTGCCGATATTAAGGCTATGCAGGGTATCGAAATGATGACTGAAATGATTAACGTCCTCCAGGCTGAAATGACTGCTGAAATGGACCGTGAAACTATCGGTCGTTGTAAGGCTCTTTGCACACCTCGTGTGTTCAACAAGTCTACAAAGACTCTTCAGGAAAACGATGCATTCATCGGCCGTAACTCCCAGGAACGTTTCGGTATGATTATTACCCACATCATGAAGGGTGTAAACGACATCCGTACTGCTACTCGTCGTGGCGCTGCTAACATCGCAGTTGTTTCCCCGGACGTTGCTACTGTTCTCCAGTGCGCTAATCCTTGGTTCACCAAGATTGCTCACGAAGTTAACGGTTCTGCTGTTACTCCGGAAATGGGTACGTTGAACGGCGTTGTTAAGGTCTTCTGTGACCAGTATGCTGTTGACGAATTCGGTCAGCACGATAACGGTGAAGTTCTCCTCGCATTCAAGGGCTCTAGCCTCTATGATGCTGGTGTTATCTTCTGCCCGTACGTAACCGGTGTTGTCAACCAGGCTATTGACCCGAATGACTTCAGCCCTCGCGTTGGTATCATGAGCCGCTACGGCTTTGCTCATAATATGTTGGGCGCTGAAAACTACTACCGTCTCTTGAAGTTCAACGGCCTCTTCGCAGAAGCTGGTGAAGACCTCGAATGGTAATTTCGGACAATTTGAAATAACATTTAAAATGCAGGTGTAAAAACCTGCATTTTTTATTATATCTTAACAACTTCTTCCGGAAAAATTCTATAAATAAAATAGGTGTGAAGGAATTAATCTTCACATAGGAAAAATTAAGGAGAAATAATCATGAAACGTAGAAATGACATTTACAACGTCGGTAACGATTATCCGCAGGATGTTTCTGCATACTTCCTCGACACTGATAAAAAGGTAGAAACTTCTGGTTTCTATGGCAAGGCATATAGCGATGGTCTTTATCACTACACTGTAAAGCCTGCTTATGAACTTTCTGGTGGTGAAGATGCTCTTAACAAGCGTGTTATCAATAACCTTCCGCAGTCTCAGTGGGCTGTTCCTGAGTTCCTCAAGGACGCTGACCCGTCTGCAGCTTCTGCTTGGGCACCGATTAACGCTGGTTCTGCTGTTTTGAGCCCGGACTATGCTACTGTTGAAAATCCTCAGGTTTTCGACTGGGCTGATGCTCCGATCACCAAGAAGTAATCGTAACTGATTAGCAAACAATTTAAAAAGAGGTTCCTTTGGGACCTCTTTTTAATCTAATACAGAAAGTATATTTTCGACTTCTTGATTCTTGAAATGAACATAAGCTTTTCCAGCTTTTTCTAGTTCTTCTTCAAATTCATCTTTATTATATTTAAAATTTTTGAAATATTTATTATCACCGTCTTGATAACTAAATCTACATAAAGGTTCAGAACCATAGAAAGAGAATGTTCCGACAATAAAATCCTCAGCCATACCGAAATAAACCATATGGTCAGACATAGGATTGAAGTAAATCCTATGCGATTTGAGCATTTTAATTACTTCGTCCATTTAGTATTTATGAAAAAACCAGACCTCGGGGCCTGGTTTGAATTTTTATTTGAAAATTCGATTAGTGAAGAGCCATGCCTTCGCCAGCGAACATCGCATTTGAAATAGTGTAAAGTGCCTTAGTTTCAGTCTTGCAAGCCTTCATACGAATTGCAAACTTATTGTAATATTCAGGACTTACACCCTTGCCGATACATTCACGGACTTCTTCAAGGAATTCTGCGATTGCAGCCTGAAGACCAACCTTGGCAGAAAGAGTCAAGAAATATGCGTTATTAAGATACTTTTCGCAAATGCTTGTGAAGAGTGTACCTTCAGCGGTACCGAATCCTTCCTTGATTACTTTAAAACCGGCTTTTTCAACAACATCTTTAGCCTCTTCGAGTTTAGCCCAAGGCGGAACCTTGTCGTCACCCTTTTTGCCTTCGTTGAGCTTGGCCCATGGTGGAACCTTGTCACCGTCTTTCTTACCTTCGTCGAGCTTGGCCCAAGGCGGAACCTTATCATTGCCACCTTTCTTAGTTCTAGCAACTTTAAAACCGTGCTCTTCGGCAATCTGTTTAGCTTCAAATAAGTTCATAAAATCTCCTTAAAATCTTTACTGTATTTATATTATTTATAAAGGATAAAAAAGAAACCAGGTTATTCACCTGGTTTTTGAAACTATATTCAAGATTACATCTTGCTGTATTTGATTCCCTTTGCGTTGAGGAATGTAGTAATCTTTGCAATATCCTTTTCAGACATGCCAGTGATTGTGACGGATTCACCTTCATCGTCGATAGCAATATCAGCATTCGAACGAGAATTGGTGAGCGTAGCTTTTCTGACCATTGCATTGGTAAGCTTAGCGCCGATTCCAAAAGAAGCGCTGTCAAATGCGAGAGTGACAGGAACCTTCTTACCAGAAGAAGAGGCAGCAGCTGTAGCCGGAGATTCACCATTGGCAATCTTGTTAACAACAGCAGTTACACCGCCAGCCTTTTGATTACCGTTCGGAGTCAAAAGACTTACAGTATCGACTTTATCGTTTTCGATAACACCCATATTTTTGAGAGTATTGACCATGACAGTTGCAAATTCGTTGTGACTACTTACACCGCAAAGCATGGAACCATCTTCCATGGTCTTTGTCGGGAATTCCGTGCTGGAACCCCAACCGATTTTCTTTGTATTTGTATGACCGTTTTCGTCGGTAACTTCAGTTTCGATACCGCCGTACCAGTTACATTTGCTAATGAAGTCACGAGCTTCCTTAACCTTGTCAGCAGGAACTGTAAATATATAACCCTTAGGAATGATATATCCAGGAGTTCCATTACCGGCTTTCTTGGAACCGTCACGAAGAACAGAAGTAGGAGCAAGTGTACTATCCTTCAAGATTTCACCGAAACGTTCGAGTTGAGTTCCCTTGACAATGAGTGCGTCATGTGCTTCATTCTTCCAGTAAACCATCGCATAACGAACGCAGTTACGTGCAAGGTCATGAAGTGTTTCTGCAATCTTGGAGAAGTTCGGGGTACCTGTTTCCAAGCTCTTCATGAGGTCCTTGTCGGTCTTGATTGTCATGTTGATTTCATCCTTACCGTCGATTGCATACACGATAGTAAATGGACGAACATCGGTAATGGTTGTAGAACCATGAACAATTTCAGATTTTAAGCGACCTTCATAGAAAAGAGCCAACTGCGTAGGACGCTGACCCTCAACACCGTTGTTATTTGTAGTCCAGTTCTTAAAACGAATTGTTGAGAAGTAGTTACCGATATGTGACGGAATAAGATTACCGTCATCTGTATGTGCACTGTTGAAATGAATGCTTACTGCCCATTTCATTACCTTAACCCAGTTAGGTTCATGGGTCATGGCTTCCATGATATTATCGTAAGCTTCATCCTGAGTAAAGGCAATATTGCTATCATCAGTTTTGAATAAATGTTCCATTTTAAATCCCTTTTTATGATTTTATATATTATTTATAAGGCAAATCCGCATTAAAATCTTCGGAAAAATTGTAAAAATTCTATAAATATAGTAAACAACATTGGAGATTTTAATTATGGAAGCAAAAAAGCTATTGTGCGAAGAAGCTTGCGCCGAAGCAAAATCAATGCTAGAAGACGCCGGCAATAATATGAAGACCATGTATATCAGTGGTCCGTTCATGATGGCTGAAGAAGTAAACCGTAACGGTCGTACTTATTCTAGGGCAATTATTGAACGTGAAGTTAACAAGTTCCAGAAGCTCATTGAATCCCGTGAAGCTCTTGGAGAATTGAACCACCCTGAGACAATCGAAATTAACCCTCGTGAAGCTGCAATTATGATTACAGACCTTCACATGGACGGAAACCTCGCAATGGGTAAGGCCAAGGTTTTGCATACTCCTAACGGTAAGCTCCTTGAATCCCTCTTGCTCGACGGTGTTCGTATGGGCGTCTCTTCTCGTGGTACCGGTAATTTGACAGAAGGTAATATGGTTGCAGATGACTATAATCTTGTAACTATTGACTCTGTTTATATGCCATCCGCCCAGGTCGCTTATACTGACGCAATGTACGAATCTGTACAGTATGTTTCTAAGTGGGTTCTTAACGAAAATACCGGACTTTTCATTGAACAACGTGAAAAGATTATCAACGGTCAAAAGACTTTCAATAAGACTGTTGATACGAAGGGTTCTAAGGCCATCGTAGACGCGTTCAGGGAGTTCGTTAAGTCGTTCTAATAAAAGATATTAGGCAATAAAATAAGGGTCTCTAAGGCCCTTATTTTTGCAATTATTCAGATATAAATAAGATATAAGCTATGAAGGAGTAAACTATGTTCCAAGGAACCGACACACTTAGAGGCCATAATGAAAATGTGGAAATGACCCAGGAGCAGTGGGCGGAATACGAGAAGTGTTCTAAAGATATTTTCCATTTTGCTAATTACTTTTATATTTTGACAGAAGACGGTGAATTGCCGATTAAGTTGAGAGAATATCAGGAACGTCTCATCAAGGTAATTTGCGGAACTTATTTCATGCGTAACGATGACGGAACCATAATGACGGATTCCAAAGGTGAAAAAGTTTTAAGAAATAACAGAATTATTACCGTGGGTCGTCAGGCCGGTAAGACTACGATCGCGACGCTTTATATTTTGTGGTACGCGCTTTTCCATAAGGACAAGACTATTG